TGAGACTAGCGACCGTTCTTACCGCCGCCTTTGCGTGCCTGGCATGGCCAGCTCTGGCGCAGCAGTTCACGTATGAGAAATGGCCAATCCAGCAATCGGAATGGCTCTACTTCGATCCGCCAGTCTCAGTAGACGGGATCTGGCGGGACGAATTCGATGAAGGCGACATGACCTTTGCGAGCGGCGTCAAAATTACCGATGCGCAGGACACCTACACCTTCGTGTGCAGAGAATGGGACGAAGCCGGAAATCGCTTAAAAGGCATCATGCGACGTTGGAGCGATGATTTCTCGCAAGAGGCCGACTATGCGGCAGCGTGGTACCTGCTAAATGAGCGGGGCTCACCCTACACCTTGTTGCAATGGGCCGAGGCGTGCGGTCGCCACGACATGACAGACTGACACCATAAAGGCGCTGCTGCCGGTTCACTGTTCTCTCTATGAGAAAGCCCGCATCGAAATACCGGGCGGGCATGGATTTAGGTCAGGGTTTGTGATTGCTTCCACTGATTGAGTTGGGGGGCAATGTGAAGCACGTTTATGCTGGATTGGCGGGACTAGCCGTCGGACTTGTGGTTGGCTTGGTACTGTTGCGCTGGGGATGGGAAATCTCAGATATGGCAGCGTCCCCCAGCTTTGCTACTCTGTTGGCGGGCTTGGGAGGCGCCACATTAGGCGGCGTCATCTCGTATTTTATTGCGCGGCAGACCGCCAAAGAGACAGCTGAGCGCGATGAAGACGCGAGAATGTCCATTGAAAAGGCCCAGGCACTGAGCGGGCTTGTGAACACCATGCAACTGTCCAACCGCCTTTTCACGCTAAACCACAGGCTCAAGGAAGCCGCAAATCCACCAGATGGCGCCCAGCCATGGCAAATACTTCAAGCATCAGCGGGTCAAAGCAACAAAGCACCGGATTATGTTGCTGCCGAGTTTATTCCGTTTATCAACGCCGGCCATGCGGACTTCGTCCATCGAGCGCTTTTGCTGGCAGATCGGGTAGACGCCATCGAGGCGGCATATCAAACCTACAGCGAGCACAGGCTGCGGCACGAGCAGTTCATGTTACCCTTCAGCCACTTCCAGAACGGCGCGATGGTCACCGCCATTCCTCCTCAGAATCGGAGCGAATTCGACTATCGGGCAAATCTGCTGAACAAGCTCATTGCTGAGATGGCCGATTATTGTGAACGCGACTTCGCGGACGCAACCGGTCTCATTCGCGAGATGAACAAAGCCTTCCTTGATTATTTCAAGGAGCGAGCAAACTTTCGGCTTGATATGCAAGATGCACAAGACACTACCCAAGTAGCCGCGTGACCTTCCCCCCGCCAAGCCGTGGGCACACACCCACTGTTTGGTTCCGACCCTATGCCGCCTTCTGTCCCACCTTTGGCAGAATGTCTGGCGGGGCGTCCTCTCCGAACTGATCCTTATCCATTAGCGCCAGCTCGTCCTCAGCTGTGCGATCCAGTGGCACCACGCCACCTGCCTTAAGCCGGTCGAATGCAGATCGCCACGAGATGGCCGTCGACTGCCAGGCCGCGACGATCGCAGTGATCTCCTGCCCCGAGAGCGAATGGTCGAAGAAGTCCAAGTTCGGCGTGACCTTCACTTCGTCAGGGTTAGCACCCATCCAAACAGCGACGTTCTTAAGTGCCCTTTCAAGCCCCGAGGCCGAAGTCATAGCAATGCCCTTGAGCGTTGAGTGCTGGCTATCGAGGCGAACGCGCTTGGCCTCGCCGCTTTCGTTTGCGCCACCCTTCTCGGCAAGCATCTGCGCGCCGAACATCACTGCCCGGTCGTAGGCCTTCTGGATCTCATTGTGCTGGGCCTCGGCGCCGGCACCCGTGAACTCAAGGAACTTGCCGTCACCGTCCTTGGGTAGAACCCATATGTTTGCACCACCAATGCCCTGGGGAACGTGGCCTTTCTCGATCGCGTCTTGCGGGTTCTCATAGCCGGAGACAACAGGGGTCGGCTCGGCGGTGTAATGCAGCGTCTGACGCAGATCAGCGTCAAGCTGGTAGATGCGGACAGAGAGTTTGGCGAGGCCGTACAGCGGCACATCGTCGGGGTCAGGGCGAAGGTCATTGGTGTTAATGAAAACGAACGGCAGGAAGCCTAAGGGCTGGCGTTTGCGGTCCTGCGCGGCGACCTCCTCACCGGGTTCAAATTTTCCATCCGCACCGGACCAGACACGAGCCATGTAGCGCCCGGTGTCCAGGTAGCATTCGCGATATTGTTCTTTTTGCTCCCACTCGTTGGTTGCCCGATCACGGACCATGCCGCTTTCATCGAGCACCACGAAATCTGCGGCCTGGTTGTCGTCTACGTCCCAGTTGATGATGGACTCTGACACGTACCCTGCAAGGTATGGATTGCCCGCCGCGTCGATCCCCGGAAGGATGCCGTAGCGGCCTGTAGTCATAAGCTCTGTGGCGATGCGCCGATGCAGCGCTTCCAGAGTTAGGCCGTCGCGAGTTGCCTTTTCCATCAGCGGTTGGAGGGCGCTAGGCAGTTCGATTTCTGCTGCCTGATCGAGAATGGTCCCGACGGCCCCGCGCACAGTGAGCGCCACGAGGTCAGGAAACTCAGCGCGCGCCTTGTATGCGTCGTATGCGGCCATGGCTAAGGCCCGATGCGAAGTGCTCTCCATGAGCTTCGCAAGGCCGGTCTTTATCGGCAGGTACTTGGCGCCCGCCTTCTTGATGTCGTCTTCACCGGAGAACGCGGCGCGCATCAGCTCCCATGAGGGCGCGAACTGATCATAGGCGGGGTGTCTGACTTTAATGTCGAAGGTCATCAGAGGAACCCCGTGAATACAGCTGACGAAGCCGGGCCAGTCTTGTTTTCGATAAGCGCGTTGAAAGCGCGGCTGGTGCTGTCCGCGTCATCGTCATGTGTCGCCTCTGGGAAGCCCTCAAGCGCCGTAAACCAGTCCTCGTTCCAAGCCCCTCGAAGGATCAAAACGTTGCCCGCCTCGGCTTGAGCTGAGAACGGGCTGAACCGTGTAACCTTGTCGCCGCTTTCGGGCGTGGCCCGTGCCGTGAAGCCGGACAGCAGCTTGATCAGGTTCGCGACCTGCGACTTACCCGCCTGCCCCGGATCCTGCGGCAACGAAATTTCCGTCTCACGCCCATCCTGGTCGGCAGTGTTCTTGATCAGCGTCTCGACGCCGTTGGGCGACAGATACGCCTTGGTGTGATGGCCAACGACATACCGGCCGTCCGGTAGCTTGCCGATCTTTGTACCGGCAGTGCCGTCTGGATCGTTGCCTTCAACCTTCGGCGTTGCTGCCAAGTCCCAGCCACGCATCCATCGGACGCCAGGGGGTACCGCATCTATGACCTGGCACCAGCCACGCTGAAACAGCATGCCAGCAGCGGGCCGGATTTTCCAGTTGCCACCGAGAAGGCGCTCACGCTCAACAGTAGGCAACGCCATAAGGTTGGCGAGATAACCGGGATCGGCCGCCATAAGCGCGCGATTATCGCTCAACTTCGCCGGGATGAACGTCACCGACTTCGGCGGGATCGGCGTTTCGATGCCGTCCTCGTTTGGCGCCGTGTACTGGGAAAGCTCCTCAGGCTTGTCCGCCCAGATGAGCTTGTCGCCTATGCGAACGAACCAGCGCAGCACGCCGGCCCGCTCGGGGATTGGCAGGCCCGTTGCCTGATTGATCCACCACGAAATGAACTCGGCAACCCAGCTGTCAGCGTCGGGATTGCACGTCGCCCTTACATAAGGACGAACGCCGGACATCGATCGGTTGCGGCTGAGTAGGTACCAGAACTGCTTGGCCGTGAAGTGCGTCAGCTCATCGAAGCAGATGAGCGGGATTTGCGAGCCCTGCCAGTTCTGGGCCGACTTCTCGTGTTCCAGATGCGCAAACGCTACCGATGCGCCGGACGGGAAGGTCCATGACAGATCGGGAGCACTGCGCGCCTTGGCCGACAGGTTCGGGTAGAGCTTTTCGCTCTCGTCCCACAACCCGCCTTCGTTTCGGACTTGGACCAGCGTGCGCCGGAAGAACACGGCGCCGAACTGCGGGTTTGCCACATGGCGCAGCGGCTCCATCAGGAGCGCCCAAGTCTTGCCGCCGCCGGCCGAGCCTCCGTAGATCGCGATATCCGCCGGTGAGGCAAGGAACGTTGTCTGTGGCCCAGGCTGGGGGCGAATGATTGTTTGGGCGCCCTGCCCTGCCTCAACCCCTGCCATTGTCGGGCAACTGGAAGATCGTCACCGGCGACACTGGCACCGGCAAATCCTTTCCATCCTTCCCGGTGAGCTCGCGCCGGTTCGTGTAACTGTCACCGACCTCTTTGGCAGCCTGCTCCATAAGTGAAGCTGCCAAAACCATATTGCCCTGGGCCTCTGCCTTCTCCGCCATGCGCTGCAAGGCACGGAGACGAACGGCACGATGGCTGATGGCGATCTGTGAAGTGTCTTCGAGGAAAGCCTTGCGGGTCTCTTCGAAGAGCAACTTCCATTTCTCGGCCAAGTTCGCGCCGGCCTTCTTGTTGGGGTCGTAACCTTCAACGGCCTGGCGGGTAATCTCCTCGCCGTATTCCTTCTTGACCGCTGCGACGACCGTTGACGGACTATCGAAGCAGGCGAGACTTTGAACGACGAACGTCTGAACCTCTACCGAGAGCTTGCCTTTTGCCATTGGTGTGTCAGGCTCCGGTCAGGAGGAATACAAATGCTCAGCGTGATGTATCCGGCGGGAATGGACCCAATTGCAGGTCTCGCTAAGGTTAGAGAAATTTTCGCGAGACAGAACATCGGCGAACTTACGCTTCACCGTCGTAGCCAAGGCGCAATTGTCAGCGGCAACCTGAATCAACTGCTGGCATTTCGCGTAAGTCTTGACGGCTTCGAGACAAGTCTTCTAGACGGCCCGTAACCGACACGTTCCGCATGCCTCGGCAATCTTCACGTCTGCAATCTGTGGCCGCGCATTAGCTGCATCGACCATCTCTTGAACGCCAGCGGCACCAGCGCCATACCGACGAACGACGCCGACAAACTCTTCCACGTCATGGCCGCGAATGGCGAATGCCGGCGCGCCGTTCTTGCGGAACTTCGGGGCGCCGAATGGATCACGCTCTTGCCCTGCGTGGTAAAGCTCGTGCTCAACCAGGGCCATGAACTCCGCATCGCCGCAATCACGGGCGTATTCAGCGTCGAAGGTCAGCAGAAAGATCGGAAGCTCACCGAACCAGTCGAGCAGCTGGCGCTCTACCCTTGCCCTGCCCCACTTGTTCATGGTTGGGAGTCCCATTTCGCACTGACCGATGACCCGACGGCCGGCGCGGCCGTTTGGAACGTTGGTCCACAGCGCGCCAAGTGATGCCCAAGCCAGGTGCTTATGGTCCTCGTTCTGAAGCGGCGCGCCATCAGCGATGAACGTCTGTTGCAGCCACTCGATCAGATCGGGCGCAGGCATGAACACCGGCTCGGCGGGGCTCTCGAAGATCTCCGCTGGCGGCATAGGCCTGTTCATGCCACGCTCTCATGTCTTGGGTTGGGGAGGACGAGCATGGCTGAAGACCAAAGTGCGCTGAAGCCACACACGCTCGAAGAAGTTGACGAGTGGGAACTCAGGTCCGATGAGCTGGAGGAACACCTACGTTGGGTTGAGCTGCACGGCGCCGAAATGGAGTGGAACGGCGAGGATCCAGTTGTTGCGAGCCAGAGGTACGTTCAAAACGGACGAACCGCAATTGCTGCGACTAGGGCTCGCATCGCGGAGTTGAGGCGAACTAAACGTCAATGACTTGATCATGTTGGCCGGCGAGGACGCCCCAGTGCCGCGCAAGCCGTTCGTTACCTATCAATCGTACACACAAGGGGCCACATGTCTGGTCGCGCTATTGTTCACGTTATCTGCCACAAAGAGCCTGGTACCAAGTACAGAGGGCTGGACGACATCAACCCTACATCGTTCATTTTCGAATCCCGGGCATGGCGCATTAACCGAGAAGATGCGCCAAAGTTGATCGGCGGTTTGTTTTGCCTGCACAGCACGAAGAAACAACCGTCAGACTATGGCGGCGAAATTCTATCCATCGACTACCGCCCCCAAGCCGACAACAACGGCGAGGAGATGGCGGTCGTGAAGTTTCAAGCGACAAAAGAGGCTCGCGGCAGAGAGTGGCCTGAGACTAACAATCCGATGGAGTTTCTGAAGGTAGTCATCCCTCATGAATGACCAGATCCGATCTATTGGGACGAAACTCTCCGCAAGGCCACGTAGTCTTGGTGCCGTAGCCGGTGCGTTGATTGGCCTGCTGATCGGCCTATGGCTAGTGCCGAATTTCGGAGTCGCAAGCCGAGGTGGGGGCTTCGGGGTTTGGGGCTGGCTATTTGGCACCGTTATCGGAGCGTACGTAGGTTTTCGGATCGGTGAGTGGTGCAAGCGCCGCATCGATAGAGCGGACCGCATCGCTTAGACTTTGCTCGCAGCAGGCACAACGCCAGCAAATTTCCGAGGTATTGTTATCTGCGGGCGTCCGTGCATTACTCCCAACGTAAAATATTGGGGGTACAATGAAAAAGATCATCTGCGCGGTAGTCGCAATCACTCTTTCCATGAGCACTGTCGCCTATGCACATGGTGGCGGATGCCGTAAGAGTTCGCCGCCGGGAAAGTGTTGCCATATGGACAATAGTGTTGGCCGCGTGCACTGCCATTAAGAACAAGACCCGTCGGCGAGCCCCGGCGGGTCAAACACAATTGGCATCGCCTGACATGCGCCAGGTCGACGGCACGGCCAGTCTTACCCCTCCGCTGTGGCTGCCTAAAAGTGATTGCCCATTGGGCGATGCTGGTTGCGGGAGCAGGAATTGAACCTGCGACCTTCGGCTTATGAGACCGGCGAGCTACCGCTGCTCCACCAACGCATGAACCCTGCTCATCGAACCTTTGCCTAGCACAAGTTGGGTGAACAGGCCGAGCGCTTAGTCCATCAGGGAGAAAAGTGCAGAGGATGATCGAGGTCTTTGTATTCCGCGCACACTACAAGAACGCCAATGCGGCGGCCGCTGCCACGACCGCAGTACTCCAAGCTTTTGGCACTATCGCGCAGTTTGAGCAGATGTTCGGCGGCTCAATGACATTCGGCAGGCCTCCCTCGCGACCTGACTATCTGGGCGTCTGGGGGAGCCGCAATGTATCGCGTTTTCGTCGCCTTCTCAGAGAACGCGTGGGCGATTTGGTGATCATCCATGCCGCGCCGCCGGCCGATCACAGTGTTTCAACGGTCACGGGCGAGCGCCCCACTCAATCCGAACGCACATCTTTTGAGAAGAAGTTGCCAACCGCGCCTGACGGTCACAAAGCCGCTCATTAGCTACGCTGACCAAAAGCTACACATATTGACCTGCTTGTCGAGAAGGCCGAAGCCGCCTTGAGAAGCAGGCCGAGCGCCTTAGCGCCCGACCGGAGAATGGCTAGACCGAGCAGCGGCCAGGGTCGACGTGCAGGCGGTAGCCGGCAAAGTCGAGCGCGTTCTGCTGGACCGTTGCACACAGGGCCGGAGCGGCTTCGCCCTGGTCGCCGCCGAGACTGGTCGGATCGACATGGACATCGGCAACGATGGAGGGGCAGTCTTCGCCATCGGGAATGCCGAGGGCATAGTCGACGGTGGCAGGCTGGGAAAGATCGAGGACACAGACGTCATCAAACGGCGCCGCAGTGGCGGGAACCATGGAAGCCATGGAGCCGACCAGACAGAGCGCCGCGATCGCAATGAACTTGCGGATCATGGGCAGGCCTTTCGATGGAGGGTTATCTGCGAGCAATAAAAAAGCCGCCTCGTTTCCGGGGCGGCTATCGCTTGATACGATACTATCAACGTCGCATTACGTGCATTTAGGGTGATTTGCCCTACCCTGTCAACGTCAGCGGCCCAACGAGGAGCGGGAATATTAGTTAACAAAACCCTAGTGAGCAATAGTACTACTATTGCCCATCGGTTAAAAGCGATCAAGTCGGCCGTTCTCTGTCATGGTAGTGTCAAACTGTACATTGCTGAAGGAGGACGACGATGGCCCGACGACCAATTAGCCGCCCTGCTCTGGGGCTTTTTACGACTTCTGGAGTTTGCCTCGGTACCGCCGGGGGCATCTCCCACTTCACTGTAGCCGGCGGACATCCCCTCGTTCTGGGAATAGCAGCTGTAGGCTTAGCTTGCGTCCCTTTGGGGCTCGCGTTGCGCTACGGCTCCACGCTTCACGAACGGTTCAAACGGCACCGCGACCGCCACATTGAAATCTCGACCTGCCGACATGAAGACGTTCAAGCCGTTTATGAACTGGCGGTCGGTCATTTTGGCGAGGGCGTCACGCCTCCCGACCAGATCCATAGAATACTGGCAAGGCACCGTACCGGCCTTAAGACTGCGCATTGGGTGGGTGGAGGACAGCCCCGCGAGTTGTGCGGGTACTTCTTCGTGATACCGATCAATCGCAGTCTTGCCACCAAAATTCATATGGATCGCTTCAAGGTCGTCGACATTGATGTAGACGACATTCCGCGGCAGCCTCGCTACGCATATGCCACTTACATCGGGGGCATCGTGGGTATCGGAAAACCAGCCCGGCATGAAATCCTGGGGGCCCTCAAGGCCGCGTTGGATAACTCGCCAAGGACGAAAAGCGGCCTCGTTTACGCAAAGGCTGCTACGGAAGCTGGCCTTCGTGCGCTGGACGGTTACAAGTTCCGCCCAGTCCACACCAAGGCAACTGGCATCGACTGCTACTATTACCGCGACATCCACCCGGCCAACGGCGCTCCGAAGCAATCTGAGAGCTTGGGCTTGGCGCCAGCGTTCGCGTGATACTCAGTGGGCGACATGATGTCGCCCACTATTCACGCCGCTGAAGCGGTTATCGCTCTCTCCCGCGAGATCATTCCCAAATGGTGCCCGACCGCATTAAGCGCCAGTCGAAGGTCGCCGATCATATGCGGCATCTGCTCGTCCCGCTCGAGTAGGTAGTTAACCGCGGCGTACATGTTGGCGCCGCGGTTCTCATGGAAGCCCTGCTCGGTCTGAATTGCCGTTTGAATAGCCTCCCATTTACGAACCGCGCGCTGGCACCATTCGTCATAGCCTGGGCCTTCAACGCCGCTGGCGCCGCCATTTCCGGTCGCGAGTGCATCCGGTGACTTCACAGCACGTTTGAAGTTCTGCCGAGCCTCCAGATAGGCAACGGCCGCATCATACTGGGCAGGCGAAATACCATCAGTATTGTTCCGCAGGCCGGCGAGGCAGAGGCGGCCAACATAGGTTGCGGCCTTTTGGTCCCGAGCCTCCTTCTCGGTGAGGCCGAACACCCGCATGCGCAGGGCGATAGCATCGGCATTTTCCTGGTACGCGCTATTTGCACGGCTGATCGCTCCGGACTTGGTGCGGCGGACATTCGATTTACGGGGGCGGCCCTTAGCCATTCTGCTGCCTCTTGTTGGATGGGTGGTTCAGGAGATCAAGGCGGCAACAACGCCACCCAGGAAGTCGAAGGCGGGGCGGGCCACAATGCCAGCGATGCCCCACCAGAAGATCACGACGGGAATGCGCATCATCGCCCTGCTCTCGCCTGCTCGATTTCTTCGACGCGAAAGCCGCGCTTGCCGCTGGCACTGACGATGGGAAGCTTCTTGCCCAGCATCTGCTCGACGGCTTGGAAGTCAGGATGATTGGCCGACAGGTAGACCCAGCCCCTGACAGCATCGGCTGGCACGGGATCGTTGATGAGCGGAATGGTCAGAGCCTCGATCCACGCCGATGAGCGCAGCCACTTGGCCAAGCCGATTCGGAACTCCAGCGCCTTTTCGGCGGTCTCGCTCCGAGTGGCAGCGTCCTCGATGTGCCACTGGTGAAACCGCTTGGCTGCCGTGAGGCAACGACGGGTCTCATCATCGGCAAGCTTGGCAAATTCTGCCTCGGCTTCAGTGCGGTTCGTCATCCGGCGGCGAGGGAATGCCCTCCAGATTTCCTCAAACGAAATGCGCGCGTCCGCCTGTTCCCGTTCCTTCTTCCGGTTTTCTTCCGGTTTCTTTAGAGGGGTGTCAGCAGTGGCACCCCCGAGGGTGTCAACTGTGTCACCCTCCCCCGTGTCACCAGTGACACCCCTAGATTTAGTGGGGGGTGTCAATTTGGCACCCCTGTAGAAGCCATTGATGCGATACTCGTTCGCCTGCTGGCGGCCGTTGTCGCTGCGCTCTACGACCTCAACATAGCCCTCATCTGCCAGCCATTTGAGCCAACGCTGAACGCTACGGCGGGACATGCTGCTTTCGTCAGCAAGGCGGCTCACAGACGGACAGCAAAGTCCGGTTTCTTGGTTGTGCGCGTTCGCCAGACAGACCATGAGCATCTTCGCCGCCACTTCTGGGACGTCGGTGTCGAGGACAAAAGCGACAGCCTGAATACTCATCAGACCTGACCCTTTTGGAAGTCACGGAACGATCGAATGCCAAGAGTGACAGTGTGATGGTCCATGCCAAAGATGCGCGCGATGTTCGCGACTGGATGGCCGCCATCGAGCAGCACCGTCCAAAGCATATGGCGCGCGGCAATGGCGGCGCTGTACTGGCTGTTGAACAATTGGTCCGGCGTGACCTGCTGGTCTTCGCAAACGAGCTGCGCGGCGTATTCGATGTCTACTGCAGCCCTATTGGTCTTGCGAAAGGGCGCAAGGGCCGTGCGCGGCATGTTGGCACCAGGGCGTGCGCCGGGGCGCCCCCAGAGGCGCGCATGAGCCTCTGCGCTGGCTTCGTGCTGCCGCCGAAGCTCTGGCCCGATGAACTGATGAGCGAAGGTCATGGTTCACCTGCCGCGAGAGGTACATCACTGCGCACAAAACGGTTCGGATAGTACGTCTCATATCCGGCATATGGCGCCTTGGGCGCGGCTTGCTTCGGCGCGCGCGGTCGGGAACTGGTGATGAGGTATACGGTCGCTTCACTGGCTCCGAGGATCTCGGCAATGTGGGCGGTATCGTATTGTCCCATTTCCCAGAGGCGCATGACCTCGGACTGAAGGCTCATTTCCCCCTCCCCTTTGCCTTGGCAATCGAACGGAGGATGGATTTGGAGCGAGGCTTGGGCTTCCTGCCCTGCCAGACCTTCTTGCTCTTTTGATCGTGCTGGGATTGGAGGACGGAGGTCATTGCTTGCCTCCCCAGAGCATATGGGCCTGCGCATAGGTGCCGGGCCCCCAGACGTACCAGGCGTGATCTTCAGTGCCTGTCTCGCCGTTCCCTGCCCACGAGATGCGATCCAGCAAGGCGATCTTCGCCATGAACCGGTGATTGTCCTGGAAGAGGTGACGACGGGTTTTGCCGAAATCGAACTTGGCCGTCAGCAGCAGCGCGACCATGCCATCGCAGCGCTCGAGCGCCAGTTCGGCGAAGCGCACAGCGTCACGGTTGCCCTTGCCGTATGGAGGGTTGGTGATGATGGCGTCGACCGATAGCCGCGGCTCGGACGGGTAGTAGGCGAGAAAGTCTCGAACCATGTCATGCTGCCGATCATATGTCGCAATGTCCGAGGTGAAGACTTCTGCACCGTGCTCGCGAAGCACATCGGCCACCATGTGATTGCCTGCCGCTGGCTCCAAAACGCGAAGCCCGGCCACCGGGAAATGCCGCAACAGCACTCCCGTCGCCCATGGCTCGGTCTGGTAAAGGTCATTCGCAGCGCGAGCGAAGTTGGAAGCGGTGACAGTCATGCTGCTGCCTTCCGCTTCTGCTTGATCTGGTGATCGAGCTTGGCAATCGTCAGGAGCGCGGGCTTCAGTTCATCCGGCGCGCTGTCGTAGGCCATCACGCGGGTTGCCTTGCCGCCATTCAAGCGAGGCAGCAAGCCGCGAGAGATCAGCTCCCAGTTCGACGGATCGGTATTGAGCTTGTTGCCGTCGAGGCACTTAAGGCAATGGCCCTTGGGCACTGGACCGTTGAGTTTCTCCCACAGCCAGACATGCTTGTGCACTGGGCGCGTCTTGGCGCCGGTCCATGGGTTTGTTTCCTCGACGATCATGACGACGTAGCCGTCTTTGCTGTCGATGCGCTCGTGACCTGGCCCTTTGTAGGTGTGCGAGACGTTGCCCTTCTTGAACTGAGTTTTCCGGGCATTCGGGTGCCGGCCACCAACACCGTCGGCGCATCGTTTGCCCTTGTTGTGTGAGACGTTGCCCTTGGGGAACTGTCCAGTGCGCCCAGTCTTCCACCCCATACGCTTACGGAGGGCGTGAAGGTTCTGCGGACGGACGTCTTCGCGCGGGAAGGCCGCAACGAACTCCTGATGATACTCCGCGATAGGCAGCAGGTGGTTGGCTTCAAGCCAGGCCATCTCCGCTGCGCCGAATTTCCGGTGCCGACCTTTGTATCGGTCGCCTTCCCTGCCAGTCTTCCAACCCTTGCGCTTGCGCAATCCATGCAAGTTCATCGCCGAGACATCATCACGGCCAAACTCGGCGACGAACGCGGCGTGATAGTCACTGATGACCATCGTGCGGTTGGTTTCCAGCCAGATCATTTCGACGGCGCTGTATTCGATCCGGCTGCGCTTCATTCGTCAGCCTCCACGGTGACCGATTTGCCGATGAGGCCGGAGAGGGCTGGGCGGAACCGGTCGCCGTGTTGAGCGACAAACGTCGACGCCTTGAACGTCAGTTCGGCATTGCGGATGATCTGGTCAGCGACGTTGACCAAGGCCTCGCCGCGTTTCGCCTCGACCTCTATCTGCTCAGGCGTCAGGTCTTCGTCGGACAGCCGCTCGAGCTGGGCGAACAGGTGATCGTTCAGATCGGAAAGCTTGTTCTTCATGCTGCTACTCCGAACAGGTCGAGTTGATTGGGGATGAGGGTGCTGAGCCACTCGATGACCGCCCTGGCGTCTTTGCATTCGACGGCGCGGGGTTCGAGGTTCCGGCGAAGTTCTGCGCAGGCGGCTTCAATGGCGGCCTGACGGGTGGGCGCCCGACAGTTGAGGCGGCTTCCCGGCGGCAAATCCATGAGCGGCGAACCGCTGCCGCTGTGGTCACCGGTGTACATCTGGAAGTCAGTCGCCCAGATCCAGTGAGTGCCGAGATCGACCAGCTTAATGTCAGCCAGGTTGCAGCCTCGCCACCCCTTGACCGTGCGGGCCAGCGACAGCTTTTCTTGGGGCTCGTAGACACCGTGAGCGTTTGGGACGGGCATTACTGCGCACCACCCTGCAGCCGCTCCCCGGCGCCATCTCGGAAGTGCTTCGGCACATAGAGGCCGGCGGCGGTCATGTCCTTGACCAGTCGATCCGTCGCATCAGGCTTTTCCTCGTGAGACGAACAGAACCGGCCGCAGGTGCAACGGGGCTGGGTCTTTATCGTGGGCTTGCTGGAGAGAAGGCGGTTTAGCCATTCCATGGGTCAGTCCTCGTCGCTCGTGAATGCGTCGAGGTCGATGCGCCAGTCGGCAATCTTGCCATCAGCGCCAATGTCCATGATCACATAGTCGCCGTAGCCGTTTTCCTTGGGCGACATGATGCGCGGCACATAGCCGTCGATGGTGATCAGCTCACCCTTGTCCGCGTCGAGCAGTGAATACCGCCCAGCATCGCAAACCTTGTAATGGACCGAAGCGGACGTGCCTTGCGGCCAGTCGACAATACGCCCTTCTTCCAGGTCTATGATAATCGCCCACTCTTCTCGGCTGGGGTTCGAGAAGGGCATCAGCGGCACATCTTCGCCATCAGCGACGCCGTTGATTTCGCCATCATCCCAGTAGCGAACTCCGCATTCGGCCTTGAGGAAAACCGCTTCGACTTCGACAGGGCGTTTGATCGTGATCTTGGGCATGGTCAGTCCTCGATGCGTGGGGTTTCGTCTTCAGGTTCGGCGGTATCGTCACTGGCGATCTGTTGAGCGGCGGCTGAAAGAGCCCTGCCCCGCACCACCAGCCGCTCCACCTTTTCCGCGATCGCTGTTGCGCGCGCCGTCCAGCGCCTGGCCAGCAAGCGCCGCGCGTAGGGCGGCAAGCTCGGCTTCAACAGCAACAAAACGGGCCTCCAAGATGCGATATCCTTCGGCATCCGCCGCCTCCTCTGCTCGACGTTTCCGAGCTTCCTGCGCCGCCTTAAGTTCTTCGATGCGGAGGGTTTCGGCGCCGCGTAGCGAAACCCCTTCTTCCGCGTTGTAAATTGAGCGGGTACGGCGAGCCGACCAGCCCAAGAAATCCTTCAGCCGCTCAATGCGATCCTGATGGTACTGAAGCGTGGGGAAGCGAAACTTCGCCTCCGCGCGCAGAATGTCAGATGCGTCAGCAAGCATTTTCTCTCGCCCGCTTTTGGAAAAAGTTTCCAGCAATTTGGAAATCCTTTCGTGCATGGTGCTTCTCATCGAAGCGAACATTCACGGAAGGTTGACGATGACTATTGAGCCGATCAGCGAGACTTTGAGAGCGTTGCTGGTTCGGCAAGGATTGCGCGGGCGAACGGTTGGCGCCGAATGCCTGCTCGGAAAGAAAAGCCGGGAGAGCGCAATAGAGCGCTCGACCCCGGAGTTTGCCGCCGGGAGCCGTGGAGGAACGGCCAGGGAGGAGATCGGCGGGGTTGCTGAAACGAGTTTGAGCCAGTGGCGTGTCATCAGAGTGCGCCCCTCGCTGAAAATCGCTGATGGCGGCCGGAAATGACGACGATCGAGCGGCGAATGCCGTGGAGCCGCTTGCCGGTTCGGGTCGATTGGTGGAGACAGGTACGCGTTCCATCACGCCGTCTCGCTCGTGGTGAGGCGGTAGCCGACGCCGCGAACGTTCTCGATGCCGAAGCCGAAGGGCCGAAGCTTGTTGCGGCTGACGCAGACATGCCGGCGAATGATGTTGTCGGCACAGTCAGGCCCACCGTTGGGATCAAGACCCCAGATCACGGTCCAGATAGCCTGAATGGTGACGGCTCTGCCTTTGCCCTTGGCAACGGCCAGGAATAGCTGGCGCTCACTCGGGCTGAGCTTTGCGCGATAAGCCGCGTTCTCGATGCCGTCGATGATCGGCTGGCCGCAGCAATCGCAGACCTTCTGGGCGCTCATGGTGCCGCCCCAATCAGGAACAGTACGTGCGCAGCGACAGCCAAGAGGATGAGCCCATAAATCGTGGGCCAGATCACCTTTGACGGTTCAAGGCGAGGGCCGGAGTTGCGTGCCCTGCTCATGCCGACACCAGGCCATCGCCGGCCATTTTCAGGCAGGAATTGCAGTGAGCCTTCCCACCAGACGAACGGCAGGCTTCAGGGCTCTGGCACAAGGGGCGCAGCTTCTTGACGCCCTCGGCTCGCGAAAGAACGTTGGATGCCGGAGCTGGGGTCGAACCAGCGTTGACGGCGTCAAAGGCCGCTGTCCTGCCATTAGACGATCCGGCATTGTCCTGAAGGGGCTCGACATTGTCGACGCCCCTGCCCTCGCTTGCATCTGCCGAGAGAGTTTCGTTCGCCGTTTCCGGCTGAATAGGTTGACGTTCTTCGATGCCCTCCACAACGTCAGGAGAGGGAGTGACGGTCGCTGTAACGACCCGCATCTGCGCAGGCTGAGGGGCAACCTGCGGTTGGGTAATAGGTTCGGAAACAGCCTCGACGCGACCAGCAAAGAGCGGCGCAGAATGGCCGGCGGAGCCGCGGCGCAAAGTGCGATTCATTGCCTCTTCGTGCGAGGTCTGCATATCGAGCGCGGTCATGTAGAGCTCGAGCAGAGCTTCCTGCTCCATGCGCTCGTTGGCGTCCTGCTTGCGGATCGTCACAATCTTCCGCAGGATTTTCGTGTCGAAGCCGTTGCCCTTGGCTTCGGCGTAGATTTCCTTGATGTCAGCCGCGATGGCGGCTTTCTCTTCCTCCATTCTCTCGATGCGTTCGATGAAGGCGCGGAGCTGGTCCTGGGCGACGGAATCTTCAACGGCCATTTAAGCCTCCACCATCTTGCAGCCGGCGGCCGCGTTGAACTTGAGACGACAGGCACGAGCTTGGTCAGGAGTGCCGGACCATGCGTGTTCGGGATTGTCGGTGAGGAAGCCGCCGGACCAATGGAGGTATTGGACCCCTGCCCTAAGCCGGACCTTGGCGGCAGAAGCGCGAAGATCAGACAAGCTGGGTGGATGATGCTTGGGGTGGGCTTCGATGCGCGAGGTCATGCTGCGGCTCCTCCCTGCTGGCGCGGCAGGAAATCCTCTGCACGCACTTTCAGTTTTCGCGCGGCCGCCGCCGCCATCAGCTTGGGAATATGCCAATGAGGAACAGCGCCGCCGGTGCCGCCCTTCTCTTTGACCTGACGCCACCGCCGGACTTGCCCAGGCGAGGCCTCAACGATGGCCGCGACCACTTCGGGGCCGCCGAATTTCTTGATGATGGATGTAGCGGGTTCGCACTTCATGGCCCTAGCTATGCGCTTTTCGCACAGTCAGTCAAGTGCTATGCAAGCGATAATCGCACAGGACGTTTAGAACACTCCTATGCGAAATAATCACATGTCCGAAGATCCGATCCTTCAGTGGGTAATTGAGAACCTTGCGAAGCCCGGCCGTTCCCAGAGCGAGCTGGCGCGGCGCCTCGGCGTGCATCCTTCTGCGATCAACAAGCTGGTGAACGGGAAGCGCGGCCTAAAGTCGAGCGAGATCCCGATCGCCGCAGACTACTTCGGCGAAGAGCCGCCAGCTGGTGACGTCAGAGCAGCGCCTTCCGTCGGGCTGCTGCCGATCAAGGTCAACGGCAAGCTGGCCGCCGGCGTGTTCCGCGAGGTCGATGACTTCGACCAGTCGGACGCAGAGCGCGTGTACGAGCCGCCCGACGAGCGCTTCCCCAACGCACGCCGCATGGCTTTCGACGTCGAGGGCGATTCCATGAACGCGCTCGAGCCTCGTCCCATCATGTCCGGCGACCGCCTCATTTGTGTTTCGTTCGAGGACGTCGCCAGCCAGGTCCGGGTGAAGGACGGGTTGGTCGTCGTGGTCGAGCGCACGAGAGATGGCGGCCACACGCGGGAATGGTCGGTGAAGCAGGTCGAACTCTATGAGGATCGGACTGAGTTTCACCCTCGATCGACCAACCGCACGCACAAGCCGATCGTCATCAAGCGCGATGCCCAGGCCGACGATGGCGTGAGCGTCGAGATCATTGCGTTGGTCCGCTCTGTCAGGAATGACCTGCCGCTCTAACGGTTAAAAATATAATTTACCTAATCCTAACTATGAACTGGGAGTTTGTTAGCTTATATGGCAACACTTGCTGAACTTGTAGGAAGGCAGGAGCTGGTGCGCCTTGGCGGCGGACTACTGCCCAACGAGCAGGTTCAGGGGCGACTGTACGCCTTCCCGCATGTGATTGATTGGTTTGAAAATGTGCTGCCGGTTCTTCAATCCGAGCTGGGTGATGGACGCCAGGATCCTTTGGAACAGGTCGACGACCTCGTGCATGATTTCGTTGCAGGCACAAATCTCGACTATTGGGAACGAAGCCACTCTATGCGACCCGAGGTACCAGGCGTGTGGGAACTAAAAACCCCCGACGTTCGTCTCTTTGGATGGTTTCACTTACGGTTGACCTTCGTCATTGCGGAGGTCAACACGGCGTTCAAATGCAAGAAACACGACCTGTATCCGGGGTACCGCGATAGCGTTATCCGAAGACGTGATGCGCTCGACCTGAACGAGCCGAAGTTTATTACCGGGAGCTACGAAGATGTCTTATGAGCTGAAGATCGATCCCAAACGGCGCGCCGCCGGTCGATTCATCGGCACGGTTAGGAAGGCATTGATCAATGCAGCACTTGAAGAGAAACAGTCTCGCGGCCTGTCTCAACAGAAGGTCGCGGAGTGCCTTGGCGTGAATCGATCGGTAATCAACCGGATGCTCCGAGGCGAGGTAAACTTGACGCTCCGTTCCGTGGCAGAACTTGCCTGGGCCATGGGGTGGCAACCCCACTTCTCCCTTAGGCGAATTGAGCGCGAAGCCCTTTCCAATGAGACACCGGACCCTGCTCCGGCATACGTGGCTGTGACCACTAGCACGTCGCCACGATCCGTCACCCAACCCAAGGTCTACGGCGCCAGCCAAGCTCCGTCCAACCACTACAGGGTAGCGGCAGAATGATCAGGTATACCGTCGTCTTTTGCGACGACATCCGTCAGGAAGCATCTGGCAAAAACATCTTAATAGGCGTCTACAGTGGCGACTTGGTCCCCGCAGCAGTCCCCGGCAGCTTTCCGCTGTCGGTTTACATCAAAGTCCAAGGTCTGACCGGCCATCATAGCTTTCACATGAAGCTAACTTCCCCGAACGGCGCCATCGCCATGGAGATCGAGGACGAAGTTGAGTTCGTGCCAGAGTCCGATAGTCTGCCGATGTCGTTCCAAAATGCCATTATTCAGGTGGAGAGCGCGGGTAGAATAACCGTAGAATTTGCACTCGATGGCGCGCCTTCAGAGGTAATTGGCGAGCTAGCGGTACACATGCCGAATGCAGCGCAGGCCGGTTAACCAACCCAGCGCCGCATATCTTTCCCTGAACGATAGCTATTCTAGTGCCGGCAATTCCCCGTGCCGCGCGAGAACGACTGGATCATCGAAATCGCCTGTATCGGCATCGCCAGTGCGCGAGAATGCGATAACGCCATGGCGACGGCCAGCGGTAGCTTCAGCCAGTCTCAAGCAGTGCTTCTCGTCATTCGCGATCTTCGGCTCGTCGGCGACGATCTTCTTCCCCACCTTCCTATAGGCCTGGACGATGTAGTGGGTCACTCGGCTGTTGTGGTCTATACGGGCGACTTGCATCAGTGGCTCCTGGTCTTGTCTGGATCGAATGAGCGCAGAGCCTGGCGGATCTGCGGAATTGCTTCGGGGTTGAGCTGACATATGTGCAGCTCGTCAGGGTCGCGATCTTCACCAGGCACCGGCGGCCGGTTCATGATCGGCAAAACCGTGAACTCTTCGTCGTCAGCGAAGGGGCCGAACGGCTCGATGCGGAAGCGATAGGCGGGAAACTGGTCGCCGAGATAGGCGAGCAATCGAGTTTCAGCCCACCCCACCGCCTTCCCCAAATTCGCCGGCGCAACGACGATGAACTCGCTGACTTCATGCTGCGACATGATCGTACTCCATTGTCACGCCCACCAGTTCCCCGATCAGGCTTTCGCAATGCCCGCAGGTGAACGGCACCGGGTTGTGTTCTAGCCCATCTATGAATTCGTCCACGGTCGTCGGCGCCCCTTCCATGCGAGGTATCTGGACGCGCCTGATCGTTGGCCGCTGACAGTTGGCGCAGAGGCAATGGAGGACGAAAATGCGAGCCGGGCGCGTTCCTTCAAACATCGCTTAGTTCCTGTTTTGTTCTCGTTCGCATTCAAAGCGCAGAACGCTCGGGGAGTCGAGAGCGATTCGAGAGCAAATTTTAACGACCTTCCGACTGTGCATTTTTCGCATAGTTTTTGCTTGACGCATTCTGTGCGATTATCGCATAGTCACTTCATCAACGACGCACCGCGTCACCGATGGAGAAGCAGATGACCACCAACCAGATTATCCCGATCAGCGGCCACAAGCTCTCCATGGTGCAGGGCGTCTATGTGATCGCTCAGAATGGCAAGACTGCCGCCGTCTGCACTTCGTTGAAGCTGGTCCACGAATGGCTGGACGGCGCTGAATACGACGAAGCCAGCAAGATCAGCATCGCGCTTGCCAGCCTCGACGGCATGGAAGCGGACGACATTACCCACGTCATCGCTGATGATCTGATGGGCGATTACCGGACCTATTCAGACTTCTCGGAAGATCAGGGCTACGCCCTTCCGTGGCTTGAGTTCTGGTTTGATGAAATCAAGGCTGGCGAGTTCGTTCGCGACCTCAAGAGCCGCCGTGATCGTCACCGCGCCATCCACGCTCCGATTGCTCGGGCCGAAAGCCCCCAAGCCTTTGCCGTGGCTGCGGAGTAAGGGGTGATGAAGCATCCGATCTCAGGACCGATCAGCCCCGAAGAACTTCGCGCTATCGCTGATCTTCCATACGGTAAGGCCGGAGCCGAACTGCGAAAGCATGACCCAGCATGGGGTCTTGGGTCGGCGGAAAATCCCAACATCAAGTGGGACGTAGTTCTTGTTGGAAGCGCGCCTGTGACGACGGTTGTCACAGTGGAGGCGCCAGATGAAGCGACTGCCAAAAAGGCGGCGATGTCCATCAGGGTTCATCGCTCCGATTGGGAGATCGATACCTATTCTCGCATCGAAGACATCGACGTTGAGAGCGTGGAGCCGGCATGAACCTCCCTCCCTTGTCCACCCACCCTTCCCTCTATCTCTGGTCCTTATCCCTTTTCATTGGCTGGGCGCTGGTTGTGTTCATGCCGGAAGCTGGAGTTTGAACGATGGCAGAACAGACCGGCATTGAATGGACCGACAGCACGTTCAACCCATGGTGGGGCTGCACGACGATCAGCCCTGCGTGTGATCACTGCTACGCGGCCGATCTCGACAAGCGCACTGGCGGCAACCACTGGGGCAACGTCCCGCGCCGCCGCACGAGCGACAAGAACTGGAACGAGCCTCGCCGCTGGCAGAAAGCCGCGCCTGCTTTCCTTGCCGAGCATGGCCGCAAGCGCCGCGTATTCTGCGCGTCGATGGCCGATGTGTTCGACAATCAGGTTGATGCGGCATGGCGTGATGACCTGTGGACGCTCATTCGCGAGTGCCAAGACCTCGATTGGCTGTTGCTGACCAAGCGTCCACAGAACATTGCCGACATGCTGCCAACGTTCTGGGAAGATGTGAAAGCATCGGTTTGGCTGGGAACGACCGTCGAGGATCAGAAGCGCGCTGACCAGAATATTCCGCATCTGCTCAAGCAAGATTCCGCGGTGCGCTTCCTCTCATGCGAGCCGATGGTCGGTCCAATTGACCTGATGCACTTAAGATACTCGCTGCACGGCTACGGCCCTTTGTGGGCGGAGGCGCTGACCGGCTGGACCCGCGGCGCTGGTCATGGCTACCGCGAGGCAGATCTGCCCAACAAAATCGATTGGGTGATCGCAGGGGGAGAAAGCGGGCCGAGTGCTCGTGTGGCCGATCCTGATTGGTTCCGGCAGCTCCGCAACGACTGCGCAGCTCACGACGTGCCCTTCCTGTTCAAGCAGTGGGGCAATTGGGACGAGAACATGCGCCATGTCCGCGACAAGAAGGTCGCCGGGCGCCTGCTCGATGGGGTGACCCACGATGGCTATCCGGTGCTGCCATGACCGTCACCAACCAAGACATCTACCTACTCGCAGAGCTTCGCCGGAAAGACCCAGCCGAAGCCCTTCGCATCGCCACCCTTTCCGGCACTCAGAACAAGGAACAGACCAATGCAGGCCGTTGAGAAGATCCAGCCGGTTGAGACATTGCCAGTGGCGCCAGCAGCTTCGGAAAGCGCGGCAATCCTTTCCGTGATCGAGCGCATGGCGACCAACCCCGATATCGATCCCGACCGCATCGAACGTTTCATCGCCCTCAAGGAGCGTATGGACAAGGAAGCGGCCCGCAAAGCCTTTGCTGGCGCCCTTGCTGAATGCCAGTCGGAAATCCCGGCGATCGAGGAACGCGGCCAGATCAAATACGGCAAGAAGAACGCCGATGGCGAGGACACTGGCCCGACCTATGCCCTCTGGGAAGACATCAACGAAACCATCCGCCCCATCCTGAAGCGGCACGGCTTTGCCCTGTCCTTCCGAACGGGCCAGACGCCAGAAGGCAAGATCACTGTCACCGGCATTCTCAGCCATCGCGACGGGCATTTCGAGGAAACCACAATGGCCCTCATGCACGACAGCAGCGGAGCGAAGAACTCGGTTCAGGCGATGGGATCGAGCATTAGCTACGGCAAGCGCTACACAGCCGCCGCCCTGCTCAACATCACCAGCCGGGGCGAAGATGATGACGGCGAAGCTGGCGGCCGGCTTCTCGCCAAGGCGGAGGCACGCGGGCCCTACAAGGAAATGCAGGAGGAATTGGACTCCTGCGGCAGCCTTGAGCAGCTTCAGGGCCTTTGGACATCGCCGCAGTTTCGCGCCGCCTTCGAACAGCTTCCCAATGACTGGAAGAAGCTCATCACCGAGCGCAAGGACGCGCTGAAGGCTGATCTTTCAAAGCCCAATCCGAACTACGTGGCGCCGAACTTCGACGGCGACCGTCCCTAATTCCCAACCTCAAGGGACCGGCGGGCCAATGGCTCAGTCCCAGAAACCCGCCGGATGATTCAATGACCGCAATCGACACCCAAGCCGATCTCATCACCCAAGTTCAGACGGTACTGCGTCAAGCTCGTAACGAACGGGATGGGACCAAGCTCCGGGCTGGTAATGAACTGATGCAGTCCGATGAGTATCTGCAGCTTCCGGTCGGCGTGAAAGACGACTGCCGCGCTCTCTATCGCGACGCGTTTGTTGCGGTCAGTGGGGCATTCGCATGAGCCGCTATCCAATTCTCATCAACGGACCTGAGGACAAACGGAAGGCCCACCGGTGGGTGGATGCCGCGCCTGTCGGCATGTCCATCACCTTCAAGGTCAATAAGCGCTCACTGGACCAAAACGCCAAGCTTTGGTGTCTGCTTGGAGAGGTGTCCGCTCAAGTCGAATGGTACGGGCAAAAGCTCTCGCCCGAAGACTGGAAGGACATGTTCACGGCTTCGCTCCGAAAGGCGCGAGTGTCGCCCGGCATTGATCCCGGCAGCTTTGTCGTTCTCGGACTGCACACCAGTGACCTAACCAAAGAGGAGTTCAGCAATCTCATTGAGCTGATCCACGCCTTCGGCGCTGAGCACGGCGTCGAGTTCCAGGACGACAAACCCTCTCCCTCGCCTTCTGCTGGGGCTGATCGGAAGGAAGCAGCGTAATGACGAAGACCATTCCAGTTGATGCTTCATATGTCAGCGTCCAGCTGCCTGAAGATCATGACCCCACCAAGCCGTTCCCGCTGACCATTAAGAGAGATTTCGAGAACCCCAACTGCTGGGCTACCGGCGACGGCAAAAAGGTCTTCCGTGACCGCGAATGGGCCGAAAAGTCCATGGAGATGGATACCGAGGCCTACAAAGAACATGGGCGGCGTCGGATGGAGTTCAGTCGTCTTGCGAAGGCTGAAGTCACGCAAGATCGCGATTGGGTCTATAGCGACGACGTGTCCGGATATCAGGATGGGTATTTCGACAGCGTCGCCGAGCTTCTGGACTATGCCGCCGACGACGAGATCACCCCGCCGACATACTGCTATGGCACGAGGGAAGAGACCTTTGACTTCGACGTCGAGGGATATCTCGAGAGCTACCTGTCTGATCACCATCACGAAGATGCACATGAGCAGATCGTGGGCTGGAAGGAACTCCACGCCTTCATGAAGGAATGGTGCGCCAAGCAGACGGTCAGAACCTATTACGTCGATTATTCCAAGGTCGTGGTCATCAATCAGGCCGGATATGAGCAGGCTTTGGCAGAAGCAAGGGCATGGCTCGCGGAGAACGCATCGTCATGACCCGCCGCCTCTCCGACCAAGAGCGCCAGCTATTGCGCCGGCAGGTTCTCGCCAGCGGGGCGGAAGTCGCTTCGCTATATGGTCTCGAAAGGATTCCTGACCGAGGACACCTTCGACGATGGCCCTCGCTTCACCCTCACGTCTCAAGGACAGGAGGAAGCCAATGGCTGACCTCTTACTGCCGCTGAAGGCTGAGTATTTCAACGCGATCAAGGCTGGCACCAAGCTCTGGGAGTATCGACTACGCACTCCGTTCTGGCGGAAGCGCATTGAGGGCCGTGTCTATGACCGCTTCATTCTCACGCTGGGATATCCCGCGGCTGACGTCCATGCTCGTAGGCTGGTGTTGCCATGGCGTGGCTATCGAGAAGAGCGACTAACGCACCGGCACTTTGGACCGCTGCCGGTCGAGGTGTATGCGATCGACGTCACCGGGGCGCCCCTCTGATGCGCACAGCCAAGCTCAAGGAATGGGTTGGCAAGACGCCTGAGGCAATGCCGGGACAGACCGTCCTTTTGCGCCTCTATGCCAAGCAGAACGGGATTTGCGCCTGCGGCTGTGGACAGTCGATGAACCTGAACCGCGACAAGGTCGATTGCGACCATGTCATTGCCCTGATCGACGGCGGCGAGAACCGGGAGAGCAATCTGCAGCTCCTGCTCAACGCCTGCCACAAGGTCAAGACCGGCAAAGAGGCCACCGCCAGGAGCGAGGAGCGCCGGCATAAGGCGAAGGCCTTCACTGCCCTCCGCGAGCCCTCCATGCGCTCCCAAGGCTTCAGGAAAGCAGAGCCTCAGAGGAGCGCCACCAGGAAGATTGAGAAATGGAGTTTGCTGCGATGAGCACGAAGCTTTTGCCCTGCCCGTTCTGCGGCGTCCAGGCGGCAGTCTTTTGCGAAACATCCGTCTGGTGGGTCCGTTGCGAGAATTGTCAGGCAGAGAGCGGCAGTTCCGACACCGACGATGGCGCGGCCGAAATCTGGAACCTCCGCTCCAAGCCTGCGGCAGGGGGAGTGAAGCCAGCCATCGACAGCCCGACCGTTGTAGTCGGCTACACCAACTGGCGAGGCCAGTACGGCGAGCGCGAGATTGTGCCCATGCGGCCATGGTTCGGCTCGACAGACTGGCATCCTGAGGAGCAATGGCTTCTGAAGGCTTGGGATGTTGAGAGAGACGCTGAACGCGATTTCGCAATCAAAGATGTCGGTTTCAAGTCCCCACAGCCAGAGGCGGGCATAACCGACGAGATGGTGGAGCGGGCTGCTGCCTGTATCAAAGGCGGCTCCACGTTCAGCCAAGAAGACCGGGCCGACATGGCCCGCGCCGCCCTCACCGCAGCTCTATCCACGGAGGGGCAGAGCGATGTGTGAGTTGCAAAGCAAACTCCGCGCAGCTGTAGTCACTGCAATGGATCATGCGGGCACACTACCCGCGAAGGAGGCGGTCAAACTTAGGCCTGCTGATTGGCGCCGTCTGACGGATGTAGCGCAAGAAGCCGCCGCCGCCCTCCAATCCCAAGCCGAGCAGATCGAACAGCTGACGAGGGAAAGGGATGAGGCCGACAATGCACTTGTCGACAAGTACCGCGACCCACAGACTGGCGCATTCAGCTTCCCAGGGGATGTAGCCTCTATCGTTCGACGCCTCGACACCGCCGATGCCAGTCTTGCCGCAGCCCTAGAGGCGCTGAAGCCGTTCGCCAAGTGCAGCGAGGTTTATCCAAATTCGCGCGGCGACGGCAACGTTGGTTTTGCTGGGCTCCATGACCCAAGGTGTCCTTTGACATTCGACGACTACCACCGTGCACGCCAAGCTCTTTCCGAAGGAGAGCAGACATGATGTCAGTTCAGCTTTCCTCGAATGGCGTCAATCATGGCTTTCCACCCTTCGACAAGGCTGGCCAGCTCGCTCGCCCTGCCCGGATGGAGCGCGGCGATTTCCTCAAGCTTTTGAACTTCTTGGACCATCAGCGGCAGATCGCCGAGCGGCCAGAGCCCTGCCCTGGTCATGTCTGCATACCGCAGCAACGTATGGCGGCTGAGATTGATGCGGCTGTCGGCTTCGGCTGGGGTCATGAGGTGGGACAATGACAAAAGCGGCAGTCTTCACGCAAGGTGACATTTCGAAGCTTCTGAAGGGCGCCAAGGCCGCAGGAATGTCGGTGAAACGCGTCGTGATCGATCGATCCGGCAGGATAGTTGCAGACTTCGGCGGCACGGAAGAGGATGCCCAGCCGGCCAATGAATGGGATGTTGTGTTCAATGCCGAAGAAAAGCGGCCTACCAAAGGGCGTCACTGAGTTTCAGGACCGACACGGCGCCTGGCACCTTCGCTATCGCGCCAAGGGGAAGGCCACCCACTATTTCAGGACAAGGCCGGGCCAGCCCGGATGGCTGGAGGAGCTGGCACAAGCCAGGGACGGCGCCGTTGACGCCCCCAAGGTGCGGACGAACCTGCGGACCAAACCTGGCTCGATATCGGCGCTGATCGCGGTCTACTACGGCACCCCAGAATTCACGGGCCTCGCCGCAAGTTCACAGAAGACCTATCGCAATATGCTCGAGCGCTTTCGGGAGGCCCACGGCGACAAACAAGTCGCCACCCTCACCCGCGCTCACATCAAGGCGATTATCGGCGGGATGCACGAGACGCCGGCCGCAGCCAACAATCTGCTCGACCGATTGCGGGTGTTGATGAAGATCGCCATGGATGACGACTGGCGCCCCGATGACCCGACATATCGGGTACGCGGATTCAAGCTCAAGGGCGACGGCTTTCACACATGGTCGGAAGACGACATCGCCACGTTCTGTGAGCACTATCCCATCGGCACAAGCGCACGCCTAGCCATGGGCCTGATGCTCTATACCGGTCAGCGCCGCTCCGACATGGTCAAGATGGGATGGCAGCATTTGGCGGGCAATCGTGTGCGCGTCCATCAGCTCAAGACTGACGAGATGCTGTCGATCCCGGTGCATCCGGAATTGGCGACTATCCTGGCTGCCGCCGAGCGGTCTGATTTTCCGATTCTGCTCACGCAGTTCGGGAAGCCGTTCACGGCCAATGGTTTTGGGAATCGGATGAGAAAGTGGTGCACGGCGGCCAAGTTGCCCGACTGCACGTCTCACGGCCTCCGGAAGGCCGCGGCTCGCCGAATGGCTGAAGCCGGGTGCACCAACAAAGAAATTATGGCCATCACCGGCCATAAGACCGATCGCGAGGTCACTCGGTACACGAAAGCTGCCGATCAGATTCGGCTCGCTGACAGGGCAATGGAAGCCCTTGAGAGATCAGAGGAAGAACGCAAGAGTGGCTAACCTCGAAATGGGTTAGCCAAAAACCACCGAATTCTATTGGAATTTCAAGACCCTCTGGGGCCCGGTGGTGGAGGGGACTGGATTCGAACCAGTGTACGCTAAGCGGTCAGATTTACAGTCTGATGGATTTAACCACTCTCCCACCCCTCCACATTCTCGGGTGAGACAACGAAGCGCTCGGCGTTTCGTCGGGCCGGTTTATGGTTGGCTGTCGCAAAGGTGTCAACACCCTTCCGTCACCCTTGTGCAGAAATCTTGTGATAGATGAAAAAACTTGGCCTATCCCCAAGCCCCACTTGCCTTGTCGTCCGCGTTCGGGATAAGCCAATTTCGGCTTTAGCCTCGTAAGGGCGGGTATAGCTCAATGGTAGAGCAGCAGCCTTCCAAGCTGAATACGCGGGTTCGATTCCCGCTACCCGCTCCATTTCCCCTTCATTCAGTTGCGGAAAGGCGCTTTTCATGAGCCGCAACAAATTTCCGCCCAAGCCCAAGTATGACCCTGATACCGGGCCGGTCTATCTCTATGGCATCCACACCGTTCGTGCCGCGCTGGACAACCCGCTGCGGCTGAAGAAGGAATTGCTGGTCACGCCCAACGCCCTCAACCGGCTGAAGGAAAGTGGCGATATCGGCAAGGTTTCCGTCAAGGAAACGACGCCCAAGGAACTCGACCGGCTGCTCGGCGGCGAAGCCGTGCACCAGGGCGCGGCGCTAGAAGTCGATCCGGTGAGCCGTTTTGGCCTGACTGACATAAAGCAGCTGCGTCTCGTTGTCGTGCTCGATCAACTGACCGATCCGCACAATGTCGGCGCGATCCTGCGCACCGCCTGCGCCTTTGGTGCCGATGCCGTCATCACGACCGCGCGCCACTCGCCGCGCGAAACCGGTGTCATGGCCAAGGCCGCTTCGGGCGCGCTCGACCTCGTGCCGATGATCGAAGTGCGCAATCTGGGCGACGCGATCGAGACGCTCAAGGAGCGCGGCCTGACCGTGCTCGGCTTCGATTCCGAGGCCCCTGCCCCCCTCCGCCCACGCACCGACGACCGGCCGATGGCCGTGGTTCTCGGCGCCGAAGGCAAGGGCCTGCGCCAGCGCACGCGCGAGCTCTGCGACGAAATGGTGCGTCTCGACATGCCGGGACCGATTAAATCCCTCAACGTGTCCAATGCCGCCGCCATCGCCCTCTTCGCAGCGACCGCCGGGAGACAGTCATGAGCACGTTCGAGCCCTTCGCCATCGCCCTGAGGCTCTCCGGCCTAACCTTGCCGCAATATGAAGCGGAGACGGCGCTCAAGCAGCTGCTGGTCCGCTACGAACCTGAGGACGCCGAAGGTAGCTTCTACGGCCAGGTGGACGTTCCTGCCGAAAATGCGACGCGGGCCATCCTTGAACTGGCCGATCGTTCGGGCCCGGTGATCGAAGCCATGCTCGCCGATCGCCGTCTCGGCCGCGCCGTGCTCGACCTCGCCTTCGACTACCCGGCGGAAGGCGAAGCCATGTCCGCCCGCCTACCCGCTCACGCCGCCGCAGCCATTGCCAAGTGCGGGATAGACATCGAGTTTTCGGTGTATTTGACGGATGTCGAGGACGACGAGGACTACTAGGGCGGTGATGTGAGTGGGGACCGCTTGCTTGTCGGAAATGCAGAAAGCCGACACG